TCCGCGAACTACATCCCACTCGACATGGCTGGCTTCGGAGATCCTAGGTCCGCGGTCGAAGCCGATATCATCGAAGACGACAACGGGGATAGCGGTGACGGCGAGGACGGGGACGGCAAGAGGAAGACCGCACTCTCTCGTCGCCGCTCCAATGCCCTGCGGGGTAGAAAGCAGTGATATGCCTCTCCGCCTCAAAGCCAGCGAACGGGCGGCGAAGTTGAAGCACTTCCGCTCCCCGATGGAGTTGTTTACGTGGTATCGTAAGAGCGCGGTGCCAGAAGGCGGATGGACTCATGAGAATTTCGTGGGGGATGCCCGCCGCAAGCTCGTTCTCGACGTGATCTACGCAAACCGCGCAGCCCGCCTTGCCGGTATGAGGGCGCTTACTCGGAAACTCGAAGACCTGATCAAAGAGCAGATCGAGAACATCCTGCTTAGCGTTGTGTCATCCTACAGCCGCCTTTTCAATGTGTCGGTGAGGGCCGCGGCTGAAGTCGCAGAAGAAGAGGAGGAAGAGGAGGAGTCTCTTCCGCTGTGGCTCCTCCTGCTTCCAGCTTACCGCAACAATGCGGAGATGTGGAATCTCGCCATTGAGGCTGAGTTTAGTCGGTCGAATCTTCCGCTACTGACTATCGTTACTCCTACTATCCAATCAGTGGCCGGTAACGTGTTCTCCAAGTCAAATGCGCTCTTGGGAGTAAAACCTACCGCACGACAAGCCGCTGACTTACAGAAGCGGACTTCGGCTCTCGCCAAGAAGGTGGTTGTGATCAATCAGACTACTCAGCGCAGGCTGTCGGACATCATCAGTGATTCCATCAACAACGGAGACGCAGTCGCTGAAACTGTCTCGAAGGTTAGGGCCAAGATCCCGTCCATCGCCACGAATCGTGTCCCTACTATCGTCCGCACTGAAATGGGTCGTGCCGCGGATGAAGCGATGAAGCACAGCATGAAGATCAGTGGGACGGTCTCCCATTTCGATGTCATCGGTTGCGAAAAGATCGAGCCGGGAATCCCTACCCTGAACGGCATCCCTACGTGCAACATTACCGGCGTTCCGATCCGCTACGAATCGTCGATAGAGTTCCACATCAATCATACTGGTGTGATCGTCTACGGCGCTTTCCGGAAGGAGGATGGGTCTGAGCCCGTCATTACGATGCGAAACCAAGGCGTCGTAGATGCTTCCGGCTCGGAAGGATAGACCTACTGTTTGTCCGCCGGTCAAATTCAACTTGTCACTTGCGGGCTGGAGCTATAGCGTCCGCCACATGCCACGCATCGTAATCCGCAAAGGAGCCTCCCTCGTGTTCGGGAAAGCTGCCGAGAATCGCCTCGAAGGAAAGACCGTATTCTTCAAGCGCCCCGGCTCCGATCAGGATATCGCCGGTGTAGTTAGAACAGTAGCCGGATCTCTCGCCACTGTCGCACTGGCGATCCCTAACAATTCAGGCGTGCTCGTGGTCGCCAAGGAAGCTACGGTCTCCGTCCAACTTGACGATCTGATCCTTACCGAAGCTGCGATCCTCGACGGGCGAGACGTGAAGCGGTGGGATGCGACTTCCCCTGTGGAATCGCTGAAGTCGGTGGAGATCAAAGACGGGGCCGGGAATGTCATCGATTATCGCGATGTTACTTTTGAAGGCTACGGCTCTACTTTCCAAGGCACTACTCCGGAAGATCGCGACGGCGACTACATCATGCCGGGTGCCTTTGACGCCACGCTGAAGCAGTTCCGTAAGAATCCAGTGATGCTTACCGACCATGCGCGGTCGGTCCGCAACATGATGGGTTCCTACTCCAAGGTTGGAATTACCGAGCGCGGGCTCGCCCTTACCGGAAAGATCACCAACAGCGCCACTGAGGATGCACGCCACGTTCGCGCCCTTGTCGCCGAGGGTCATCTCAAGACTCTCAGTATCGGCGGGATGTTCTACTACATGGACGACTGGAAGGGTATCGAAGAGATCCGCCTTTACGAAACCAGCCTTGTCGTAGTGCCCGCTAATCCGGATGCCGAGTTTCAAGTCCGGAGTGTTACCGGCGAGATCGCCGAGAAGGCATTCAAGGAGCATTCCCGTCTCAATGGCGGCGAAGTGCGGAACAAGATTCATTTCTGAGTTGACCTCTCGGTCGAACCCTAGCAGGTTACGCCCATCTCCTCAAGCGCCCGAACCCCGAGTGGTAGTAAGGATGCCAGCAGAACGCATCGAAGGAATACGTTAAACCATACCACTACTACCACTACAACGCCATGAAGGCCACTGCACTCAAGAAGCTGCTCGCTCTCCTCGCAATCAAGGAAGCCGACCGCACCGCTGATCAGGCTAAGGAATACGCCGATCTCGCCAAGGAAGCTCAGACCCACAAGATCGAGCTGACCCTCGCCGCCGTGAAGACCGCGCTTGAAAGTGCGGATTCTTCGGAAACTACCGACGACGAACTCGCCACTCTGATCTCCGGCGCGGTCGAGAAGGCCCTGAAGGAGGCCAACATCGATCAGGCCGAAGTTACGAAGGCCATCAAGGACGCCATCAAATCCCATGGCGGCGAAGCTCTTACTGCCGAGAAGGTGGAGGAGATCGTCAAGTCCCATCTCGGCGGAGCTGCCATCGACCAGAAGGCTCTGGTTGATTCGATCAAGGCTTCGATCCCGCAGGACGCGATGACTTCCAAGGATCTCGCCAAGGCCCTCGATGAGTTCGCGAAGTCGATCCGCCAGCCTTCCCGCATGGTGTTCGACGATCCCTACGCTCGCGACTTCCCAATCGAGCACCGCTCCGGCAACCTTTCGGTCTCCGAGAAGCAGCTCCTGAACATCTGCCTCGCCCACGTCTCGGACGAGAAGAAGTCGGAGATGAAGGAGAAGGGAATCAAGGTTCCTACCAAGATGAACGATGGCATCTCGGACGAGCAGCTCGCCCGTGCGAAGCATCTCGGTGAGGTCCACCAGAAGCGTGCCCGCCACCAGTCGATCTACGGCGGCAAGGGCCTTACTACAGGCTCCGCTGGTTCCGGCTTCGAACTCATTCCGTCCGATTTGTCGGGCGAGTTGATGACCCGTCTGTATCTGGAGTCGCAGCTTGCGGCTGAGTTCGTCTCGTCGGAGGTCGATATGCCGACCAATCCGTTCATGTTCCCCCTGACGACTACCCGCACCAACTTCTACACTGGTTCGGAAGCTCCGGGGTCCGATCCTACTCAGAGCACTCCGGGAACGGACGACATCACCCTCAATGCCACGAAGCTGATCGGCCTGTCCGAATACAGCTACGAGGCGGACGAGGATTCGATCATCGCCGTCCTGCCGATGCTTCTGGAGAACATGTCCAGCGGTGCTGCTGACGCACTCGAAGGTGCCATCATCAACGGCGACATCACGGCTACTCATCAAGACTCCGACATCCATGCCGTCGCAGGCCACCACGCCAAGCTGTTCCGCGGCTTGCGTAAGCATTGCATTGCAGGCGTGTCGCGGCTGATCACTACCGGCGGTCTTTCCGCTGCGAACATCGCCGCCATGCGGAAGCAGATGGGCAAGTATGGCATCCGCCCGCGTGACCTGATGCTGGTCGTTGGGCCTGCCGGTTACAACAAGATCGTCACGCTGGACGAGACCTTGACGTTCGAGAAGGTCGGCAATACCGCCGCCGCCCGCATCCTGACTGGTGAGGCTGCGTCGATCTACGGAATCCGGATCGTCGTCAGTTCGCAGGTCCGCGAAGACCTAAATGCCACCGGCGTCTACGACGGGACTACTACCACCAACGGCTCTGCCTTGCTGGTTCACCGCCCGTCGTGGTTGCAGGGTGTTCGCCGCGGGTTTACCGTCGAGGTGGACGTGGACAAGAAGCGCCAGATCAATTCGGTCATCGCCTCCTTCCGTCGTGCGTTCGTCTGCAAGGAGCCTACCGCCCCTACCGTCGCGATCCCGACTGCGGTGCTCGCCTACGGCTACGTCGCCTAAGCCTGATTTCGGTCGGGTTTTGCCCCTCGACTGACTACTGCCGCCCTCTTGCCCCCTGCGAGAGGGCGGTTTTGCGTCTAGACTCAGCGTTTGTCCGTCGTTCAAATCAAGTTGCGTTCCCCGATCCTTTCCGCTACTACTCCCCTGAAACGATCCATCTAGGGCAAACAATAATGAAACGAGTCAAATACACAGGGGAGCCTGCACATATCGGTAGGTTCGGTAAGTTGCAGGGCGGCGAAGTTCTCGAAATGTTCGAGATCGAGTGGGACGAGGCCAAGCACCAGAAAGGCTATCGGTCGATAGATCCCCCGCCTACTGAAGAGCACGAGGCGATGGCGCGGCTCGCGCTCCCTCAGCTAGTTCCGGGCTTGTTCGATCTCCGCACTATCCCGTGGGAACACAGTAACGTATTCAACCGTCTCGTAGCTCGCACATCCAGAAACAAGTGCTTGCTAGTCCTCGAAGCGATGAGGGTAGTCGGATGCAAAATCAGACAGCATGACGAGGCAGACGACCGGTCGATCCTAGTTGATCGGATGATCGAGGCCAGCCGCCTTTCCGGATGGCATGAGATGACTGCCGCAGAACGCGATGCCTGCCCAGTGCATTACTCCGAGCCGTGCGATGCGGAGCCTGCCGAACCTGCTGAACCTGCTGAGCCTTTGGTGATGCTACCAGCTCCAAGAAATGGAGCGATTGCCGTCCGCAAAAGAATCAAGTGATTTCCTGATCTCACCGAAACCAAACTGATACCAAGCCATGAACGTAAACAAGAAGACCATCGAACGCCTAGTTCTCGACGCCAACGGTTCCGAGAGCCAGCTCCAGACTGCCTGCTCCGCCTTCGACGCCTGCAATTCCGATGAAGAGCGCGAAGCACTCGCGACTCGCCTGCACAAGGAATACCGGCTGGACGAAAAGGCGGTCCAGAACAAGTCGCTGGACGACTCAGGAGATACCAAGAGCGCGGACGACATTGCCGCCCCGGAGAAGAAGGTTGTCTCGAAGACCAAGAGAGCGTAACCTTGTTCTGTAACCAGAAGCCGCTATGCCCCTCGTCCGCCCCTACTGCACTGTCGCTGATGTCCAGCGCGAAACCAAGAACTCCGGCCCTGAGCTAGACGAATGGTATGCGGAGTGCGTCACTCGCGCTTCCCGGATGGTGGAGGAGATGTGCTTGCGTGATTTCTGGTTCCACGATTATTCCGCCGAGGACTACTCCGTTCCGCGGAGCCGAGTCCTCGGCGAGATGGTGGCTCTCCCGTTTCCCATCATTACTCTAACCGATCTGTGGGTCTACGCCGATAAGCTGGTCGGCAAGACTGACAATGATGTGGTCGCCGAGGACGAGTATTATTTCGAGGTAGGCTCTTCTTTCTTCAAGTCGGAGTTCGGACCGTTCGCCGCGGCCCGCTTCCGGGCTGGTAGGTTCCATTCCTACAACGAGGAGTCCTCTGATGAGTTCCGAGGCTTCATGGTGCTGCGCGGAACTTTCGGCTACGAGTTGGCCGAAACTAACCCAGACACCACACCACCTCCGCTGCTCCC